GCTGCGGCCTGCGTGCGCCGCGTCCAGGCGTCGGACGCGTTACCGGTGTTGGTGTAGTACTCCGTCACCACAGCGAGGTTCTGCGCCCCGGTGCCCGAGGAGTCCTTCGCCTCGACCAGGGTGTAGGTGTCGCCCGCGGCGCCGGTGAGGAAGCAGAGGAAGGCGATGCCGCCCGCCTCCCGCAGGTTGATGTAAACGCCGTCCGCGGCCGGGCTGGTGTTGAACAGCCTGCCGAGTGCCTTCTGAGCCACCGTGGGCTCCTCTCGTCTTGGGGTCCTGTCGGGGCGACACTGCCGACCCAGGTGGAAGCCGCCGCCGGGGCGTTACTGCCGACGGCGGCCGATCGGTTAGCGGGCTTCGATCTCGACGAACGGCGAAAGGGTCGGGCCACCGTTCTGGGGGGTGATCGCGTTCTTCAGCCAGGGGCGGCCGTCGACGCGCTGGATGATCCGGAAGGCGGTCTGGTCGTTGCCGAACTTGTACTCGGTCGAGGAGTCCGCGCTCATCTGCTGCCTGTCGCCGATCAGGTAGTACGACAGGTCGACGAAGGCGAGGTCGGAGCGGTCACCGAGACGTCCGGCCTTCTCCGACACGACGAGGGGCCGGCCGAAGATGGTCATCGGCGCGGGGCCGGCGACGTTGGTGAGCATGACCGGCCCGCCGCCCGTGCCCACGGAAAGGGCCATGGTGTACAGCTCGGGGATGGCCTCCGGGGAGCACACCCAGATCCCGCGCGCCAGCGACGACGGCAGCATCCGCGAGTACATCTTGATGACGTTCTCGACGACGATCGTGTCCGCGGCCTGCCCGACCTCCTTGGTGACCGCGATGCTGGCCGAGTTGCCCGCGCCGAGGAAGCCGTTGGGCTCACCCGCGCCGGACCCGGACATGAAGGCGACGTCCTCGAAGAACGCCAGCGCCTGCGGCCACAGCGTCTCGATGAGCGCGGCGAAGGAGATGAGGCTGTCCTGGAGGAGCTCGTTGGGGACGAGGGCGAACCCGGTGAGCTTCTTCGCGTCGAGGTTGGCGCGGCCGAACTTGGGGTTCGACTCGATGAGCGCTGCGCCCTCTTCGCCCCAGTAGCCGATCATGCCGCCGAAGACGGAGCCGACGTTGGTCGTCGAGTCAATCATCGGGAAGGGGACGCGGGCCGTCTCCATCGGGACGACGGTCGCGCGCGAGCGGACGACCGACGACTCCAGTGCGATCTGCAGCAGCTGGCTCCTCAGCGTCTCCGGGACGAGGAACCCGCCGTCCGCAGGGACGACGCTGGAGTACGAGTTGCGGATCTCTTCCATCTTCGCGCGGGCCTGCGGGTCCCGGTTGAGGTGCCAGGCGTGACGGAAGTAGTCGGCTGCGTTCTCGAACTTGCCGTCCAGCGCGGCGCCGACAGCCTTCGGGTTGTAGGCGGTGGCCTGCCGGTGCGACGTGAGCATCGTCGCCGGGCGCGTCTGCGGGTCGAGGTTGAGCCGCTTGATCGAGTCGCGGTCGGAGTCCTTGACGTCGTTCTCGCGGAACATGTTCGCGAGGCCGCGCTGTACGCCTTCGTCGATCTGCCGCTGCAGCTCGGTGCCTTCGCCCTGCTGCCGGTTGGCGTAGGTCTCGATGAAGTCCGCGAGGGCCTTCGGGGTCTCCATGATCTGCTTGGCGCGCGCCGGGTCGGCGAGCATCTCCGCGAGTTCGTCGCCGTTGCGCGGCGAGGTCAGAGTGGGTGCCACTGGTGCCTCCTTCAGGCTTCCGTCGCCGCGCTGGACGACGCCGTCGTGGTGGTGAGGTTGGAGACCAGCACCGACCACGCGTCGGGCTCGTCCGTGAGGTGGGCAGTCAGGGCTGCCCACGCGTCTTCGGGTTCTGGTGCTTCGGCCGGCTGCTCGGGTTCGGCAGGTTCGGTGACGTGTGCCTCGGGAGCGGGCTGCTCCGGCTCGACGTCCGCCGGCTCCTGCGCGGCAGGCTCGATGACGGCCGCGGGTTCCGGGTCCGTCCGGACCTGGACCATGGCGCGGAGTGCTTCGAGTACCTGCTCGTCCACCCCGGCGCCGATGTTGAACGTGAGGGTGACGGGCTCCTCGGCCGGCTGCTCCGGCTTCGGTCCGGCGTATCCGTAGGCGGCGAGGTCCCAGGCGCGGGCCATCTCCGGCTCCGCCTCGTCCTTGCCTGGTTCAGCCGGCTCGACGGGTTCGCCGGGCTTGGGTACGGACAGCGCCTCGTCGGCCAGGCCCGCCTCGACTGCGGCGTCGGGCAGGTACCAAGTCTCTGCACGCATGGCCTCACGCCACTGGTCGCGGGTGCCGCCCGCGCGGGAGGCGTAGGCGTCGGCGATGTTGTCGGAGATCAGGTCGAGGAGTTCGGCCATCTCTTCCATGTCGGCGGCGTTTCCGAGGCACACCCCGGACGCGTCGTGGATCATCATCATCGTGTTGGGGGCCATCTCGATGCGGTCCCCGGCCATCGCGATGACGGACGCGATGGAGGCGGCGATCCCGTCGACCTGCACGGTCACGTTCGCCGGGTGGCTCCGCAGGGCGTTGGCGATGGCGATGCCCTCGAACACCGACCCGCCAGGGGAGTTGACGCGCACGCGCAGGTTCGGGGAGGTGATCCCGCGCAGGTCCGCGATGAACTGGTCCGCGGTCGCCCCGTACCAGCCCCCGACCTCGTCGTACAGCATCACCTCGGCCTCGTCCGGGGACGTCGCGTTGGTGATGCGGTACCAGGACTGCGCCTCGACGCCGTGCTGCACGCGGAGCTTGTCGGCCTGCTCGCGCTGACGGGCAACGAACCCCGCCGCTGCGGCGGGGAGCGCGAGCCCCTGGATCCGGGTCATTCGCTCGATCCCTTCTGGCCGCGCTTGACGACCTTGCAGCGGCACGCGTTGCCGTGCTCCGCCCCGAGGCAGTGGATGTAACCCGACCCGCCCGGGTAGTCCTGATAGGCCTGCGCCCGGTTCCGGTACGTCTTGCCGTCGTTCTCCGCGCACGGCTGGCACACGTTGCCGTCGTGTGCGGTTTCGACCTCCCACCGCATCGCGTTCTCGGCGTCCTCGCCCGTCAGCCCGGATACCGCCTGCGCCCATGTCGCCTCCGGTGCCGGCGGCAGAGCGCGGGCGGCGGGTGTTCCGACGAATGCGATCTCGGGCAGGCCGACTGCGGATAGGACTCCGGCCGGGTCGTAGCCGACCCCCACGAGTGCGGCCGCAGCAGCAGACTGAGCTGCCAGCTGCTTCGACTCCTGCTCGACGTCACCGCTGACCGGGTCGTCGAAGTCGAATTCCAGGCCCTCGCCGAGCCGCCCGTACATGGGGAGGAGACGGGTGTTGAGGGCTTGGCGGGTGCGGCGCAGTCGGGTGCGGACCAGCCATTTCGCGAAGACTTGCTCGGCCGCTTCCATGTTGGCGCGGTTCGAGTCGTCGACGGTGCCGAGCATGGGTTTTGGGAAGCCGAACGCCTCGCGGATGATCTCGCGGGACACGTTGCGGAGTTCCGCGAACTGCATGTCCGCCATGCTGTAGCTGCGGTCGACCCACTTGAGGCCGTTCTCCAGGACCGCGATCCGGTGGGCGTTGGACACACCGCGGTGCTGCTCGGCCCACCGGTCCCTGAACTCGTTGAACTCGGAGTCGTCGAGGCGGCGGTCGACTTGGACGATGCCGCCGGGCTGCGCCGAGTTCCGGAAGAAGTTGGCGTTCCACTCAGCCGAGGCGCGACTGGAGTCGAGGTCGGCGAGGAGCGTCTGCACCGGACCCCACCCGCGATACGGATCAAGCGGGTTCGGCCTGCGCAACATGATGACGTCGTCCGTACCGAGCGGAACCTGCGCTCCGCCCGGCGACGAGTACACGTACCCGGACAGGAAGTCCTCCGGGTGCGGGACGGGCGTCATGCGGTCGGGCCGGGCGAACCACAGCTCCAGCGGGATCGACGACCGCTCGTGCCGGGCCGGGATCCACCACTGCTCGCCCGTCAGTTCCTCGTGCTGCTGCGTTCCTTCGCGGAACTGCGCGCCGGTCATGAACGGGTTCGGCTGGTTCCACAGGTCGAGTGCGGCATGGGAGGTGACCTCGACACGGTCTTCGTCCCGGCCTGACTTGGCGGAGCGGTAGAGGTGCCATTCGACCTGGGAGTAGGCGGTGGTGATCCGCTCGACGATCGCGAACAAGGTGCCCACCGACCCCATGGCGCGCATCTGCGCCTCTTGGCCGGCGGGGCGGACGATGCTGGATACGAGCCCGGAGCGGCCGCCGTTGGGGGCAAGGGCGATGGGGGCGCGGTTGGTGAAGGTGGAGGCGGCCTTGCCGAGGGAGCCGAAGAGCGTCTTGCCCACTCGGCACCCCCTTCAGGTCAGTCGCTGTCAAGCACCCACTGGAGGACGCACGTGAGGATTCCGCCGGCGATGAGACCAACACCCATACCGAAGATATTCCAGCATCCTGCTGTGATGAGTGTAAATCCTCCTGTCAATAGGGTCGCAGGCCGCAAATCTTTCAGCTTCTTCACGTTCATCCCAGGCTTCCTCATCCGACGAACCTCACCTGCGGCCGGCCCCCGAGATCCAGCTCCGCGCACATGTAGCGCAGGGCGTCGCAGCCGTGATCGTTCTGCTTCACCGGCTCCTCCTTCAGCCCCGCCCCGTTCCCCGGCTTCACCGCCCACACATAGCCGGGAATCTCCTCCGCCGTCCGAGTCGGCCGGCCGGAGTCCGCGAGTGTCCCGTCCTCCTCGACGAGGCCGCCGCGCATGATGAACAGCCGTGCCCGGCCGTCGCCTTGAGCCTTGAGTCGGGACTGCACGGCCTGAATGCCGTCGCTGACGGTCTTCTTCGCCGGGACGGTGGACATGCCGAGGTGCTTCTCCAGCGTGGCCCGGTCCTCGGCGTCGTGGTCGGTGATGATGGCGCGAGGGCGGGGCTCGTCCGGGTTCTGCTGCACGATCTTCAGGATCTGCTCTGCGTGGTCCTCGGCCAGGCGCTTCGTCATGTAGATCTCGCGCACCAGGTAGAGCCTGCCGTCGGGGTCTTCGCGCCAGTCCTGCCAGCAGAACGGGTTGGTGTACCCCAGGTCGATTGACCACCATCTCGTCCAGCTGGCGGGCGGCTTGAAGCGGTCGATCATGTGGACGCTGTCGTCCCAGCCCTCGAAGACGACGCCCTCCGACGCCACCCACAGCCCGTCCCGCAGGCGCAGACGCCGCGCCCCGGAGAGCGCGTCCAGCTTCGCCATGTACTCGGCGCCCGCCTCCGTGTACGTCCCGTCCCGGTTGACGTAGTACGGGTTGTCCCGATGCGTCGACGTGATCATCCGCATCGTTCCGGAGTCCGCACGCCGCTTGATCCAGTGGCTGGGGTGGGACGGGTTCGTCGTCAGCAGGATCTGGCGGTACGTCTTCGCGCTGCCACGCAGACGGCTGATGAGCGTCTCGTGCAGGTCGAGGCTGATCTCGACCGCCTCGTCCACAAAGATGCGGTCCAGCTCGGCGCTGAGGAACTTCTCCGGCTTGTCTCCGCCGGCCACCAGGATCGTCGACCCGTTGCCGTACCGGAACGCGGCCGGATCCTTGCCCGAGCCGCCGAACCAGCGGACACTCCCCTCCGTCAGGGCCTCGGCAGCTACCTGTTTCTGGAACGTGATCAGGGTGGTGGAGGTCAGCGAGATGTGGGTGGCGCGCAGCATCAGGCCGCGCAGGTTCGGTACCTGCATGGCGGTGAGGTGCATCTTCCAGCATGCGGCGAGCGTCTTGCCCGTGCCGGCCCGGCCTACTGCGGCAACTTCGGTGTCACGACAGCGCAGCAAGTCGGTGTTGGCGCCGCGTGGTTCGAAGCGGACCGTGGTGGTCACACGACGTCCTGGGGGTCGACGCCGACGACCTGATAGGTCACGCCCCCGGAGACTTCGGTCTTGGCCGGCTGCTTCAGCCCGTGCAAGTTCTGGTACTGGTCCCGGATGCGCAGTGCAGTTTGGATTGCCTGGAGCCGGGGCCCGTCGTCCTGGAGCGGCTTCTCCTCGCCGGTGTCCGGGTCGCGCATGGTGACGACCTTGCCGTGGGACACGATGACGTGGTTCCGCTCGATGATCTCCAGTGCCATCACGTACAGGGAGTCGAGCTGCTCGGACTCGGCCTGGATCAGCCGGGTGACGGCCGGGCGGACGACCTCGGCTTTCACGCCCTGGATGGCGCGCCATGCTGCGCCCTTGTCGTAGTAGCCGAAGCGTGCGGCGAGTTGGCGGTAGCTGGTGCCGGGGTTGTCGGCGAGGTATTCGGCGGCGGCGGCGTCGCGGCGCGCGCCGTCGATGGTGCGGACGAACTTGCCGCTGCCGTCGCGGGTTTTGCCTTGGAGTGCGGGCTCGGCGGTGTGGCCGGCGCCGGTGGTGCGGTCGGCCGGTACGGGTGGCTCGTTACCGGTATCCATGGTCTGATGGTAACGAGGTGTGCAACTGGTCGACGGTGGTGCGCACACGGGCGAGGGCCCGCTCCTGTCGGTGGCGACGGGGGCGGGCCCTCTGCTGTGCGCGGGGTCAGGCGGTACGGCTCACGACAGGCCGAGCGCGTCGAGCAGCAGGTCGGTGTCGATGGACGTGACGCCCTTGTCTCGGGCGCGTTCCACTACCAACTCGACGCGGACGAGGCGGGATGCGTCGGTCTCGGTGTCGTCCCATGAGATGTCGACCTGCGCCTCCGCGACGGCGGCCTCGGAGCCGAAGGCGAGAGCGTCAACATCGACGTCCTCGCCCCGGGTGGCGATGACGTGATCACAGGCGACCCCGGCGTCGATCGCCTTGACGGCGTTGCGGATCAGCTCGGTGGCGATGGCGCGGAGTTCGGACGGTTCGGGCATGTGGTTCATCCTGTCGTGTCGGCGGGTCAAGCGGCGAGCGCGTCCGCAAGGAGCTGGACGCGGCGGGCGATGGGGCAGTCGACGGGGTAGAGCACGGTGACGGTGGCGAGGCCGATGGTGCGGGCCGGCTTGTCGGCGGGGGCGGGGCGCTCGACCAGGTACCGGGTGCGGTGGATCGAGTAGGTCTGGATGCGATCCAGCCGGAAGGAGCGGGCTTCGCCGGTGCTGCGGTCCATGGCCTTGATGACGATGTCTCCGGCGGCGCTGACGGTGAAGTCGTAGATCTCGACGGTGCGGACGGTCTCGACGAGGCGGCCGGTCTTGCGGCCGTTCCCGTCCTTCTCTTCCTTCAGGTAGGCGAGGGTGATGGGGTGCTGGCGGTCGGCGGCCTTGATGAGGCGGGTGAGGGTGGTGGTGCTGGTCTCGCGGCTTGTGTGCCTCATCGGGGTCCCCCTCGTTCGGTGCGTGTATATGCACTGTAGCCCCTGGTGTATATACACGGCAACCCCTATGGTGGAACTCATGCATATACATCACTACGATGGCCCCATGGCCAAGCAGAAGACCGAAGGGCACACGCCCCTCCGCCCGCTCCGCATCCCCGACGACGAGTGGGAAGCCTTCGGCCAGCTCGTCGGAGACCGCAACCGCACCCAGGCCGTCCGGGAGTTCATCCGGTGGCGGCTCCGCTGGCCGGCCAGCAAGCAGCCCGAGCGCGCTCCCGAGCAGATCGGCGGCCCCGGCATCAGCAGCAAGAGCGAGGAGTCCTGACATGGGCCAGCAGATCATCCGTCAGCCGGACGGGAAGCTCGCCGTGTTCTCCAGCGTCGTCGACGCCTTCGTCATCGTGGACGCCACCCCCGAGGAGATCGTCGAGTGGCGTGCCGAAGCGGGAGCCGAGGAGGCGCGAGAGCGGACCCGGGCCGAGCTGGCGCGCGTCCTCGACGACGCCAACCCGCGCCCGTACTACCAGTTCACGCTGACGTGGGAGGAGGCAGCTGAGATGGACCGGAAGAACTCGGAGCCGGAGCGCCCGGTGAGCAGCGAGGAGAAGACCGCATGAGCTACCGACCGTTCCCGAACCGCGACCGCGCCCGCAAGTACGCCGTCCTCCACGGCAAGCCTCTGACCATCGTCGACCTCGCGCCGCTCCTGGCTACCGCCGACTTCCCGCCGGACGACGGGCGGATCCGGCAGCTCGTGGACAGCCTGCCGACCGGCACGATCCAGTTCAGCAGCTGGTTCCCGGCGGGTCCGGTGCGCCCGGGTGAGGAGCCCACGCCATGAGCGAGCAGCCGACCACCGTCGACACCCTGTACCTGGACGCGGAACACTTCGTGCTCACCGTCGAGGCGCAGCCGCCGCTCGAACCGAGAGCGCGCGTCCAAGCGGTCGGCCGTCCCTTCCCGGGGCTGCTCCCCGACGCGGGTCCGGTGCGCCCGGGTGAGGAGCCGACCACATGAGCTGGCGACTGGTCGAGACCGCACCCGTCCGAGAGATTGCGGCCCATCCCGAAACGATCAGCGCGGCAGGCTTGGACAGATTTGAACTGCGGGACGAGCTGCTCTTCATCCGATTGGGCATCGCCTACGGAACCCCGCTCTTCGAGGATCCGACGCTGCCAATCGGCGAGATCCACGGCCGCCCGCGTTCGGAAGCTGAACTAGTCCGACGATCGATGACGATCCGCAAGAGCGCGTAGCCCACCGCATGACGAAGGCCCCGCCCGAATCCGGTGCGGGGCCTCTGCACGTCAGATCACGGCTCAGTCGGACACGACGACGGATCATCCGTACACGCCTTGAACGACGCCTGCGCCCGCTTGTTCCGCTCATGCAACCCCGACATGTACGCATCGAGTTGGGCACTGTCGGCCAGCCCCTTGCACGCTGATGGCGTGTCGTCTGAGCCGGCTCCCGCGTCGATCGCGTCCGCCCACGCGTCCACGCACGCGGCCCGCTGCTGAGCGGCGGACAGGGCGGGTGTCTTCGTGACGGTGACGGTCGGCGTCGGCTTGCTGTCCCCAGAACTGGAGCAGCCAGCCAATGCTAGGCAGGCGGCGGCGAGTAGGGCGGTGGTGGTGCGGTGCATGAGTCCCCCCAGGATCTCGGTGTGCGGGGGATCGTAGCTGCGGGCACCGACAATCGGGGCGGGAACGCGGACAGGCCCACCACATCGGGGGGCGTTGTGGTGGGCCTGTCTCCCAGGGTGCCGGTTCGCGGCCGGCGCCCAACCAGTGTGGCAGGGGGTCCCCTGGTGGGTCCCGCAGACGACGAAACCCCCACCCCCGAGGGGCCCGCGAGGAGCCTTCAGGGGAGGGGGTAGGGGACCCGCAGGAACCGTCGCTGACCTGCGCGTCCACCCCGGTCAGGGCACGGAAACCGCCTGCGCCTCCCAGACCCCCGCGGGCACCAGACGCCACGTCCCCGCGTCCGTGCGCTCGATGTCCGGCTTCAGCCCCTCGATCGCCTTCAGCACCTGCCGCTCCTCCAGCCCGGTCGCCTGCTCCAACTCCCGACGCTGCATGTTGCCGTACTTGGCCAGCGCGCTGCGGACCCGCTCCTGGTTCGACGACCCGGGCGCCGGGAGGATCAGCCGCTTCCCGACCGGGGCCCGTACCGTCGTCGCGCCGATGCGCCGCACCTCGGCCGCGAACTCCGTCCCGGTCAGCCACATCCCCTTGTACGGCTGGGGGAACTGATGCACCGGGGATTGGAGCAGGAACTTCCCGGGCTGGTCCAGGTCCCCGGGCTCCCACCCGGGGGTGGTCCCGAAGATGAACCGGCGGTGGTCCCGGTCATTCATCCTGGTCGAGAGCCTGTTGGCGTAGTTGCCGCGGGCGTCCGTGGTCCCGCCGAACACCTTCCTGCTGGGCTGCTGGGTGGCGGACAGGAAGTGCATCGCCGCGAACCGCATCAGCGCGAGCAGCGACTCCTGCTTCTTCGACGCCGGGTTCTTCTTCCACGGACCGTCATCGCCTTGGCGGACCAGCTCGGCCAGCTCGTCCTCGATGACCCAGATCGCGGGGCGTCCGTGCTTCTCCGGGTCCCACTCCTGGTCGCCGGCGTCGGCGAGGATCTGGCCGCGCTCGTCGAGTTCCTGGCGTAGCCAGTCCAACAGGGCGTGTGCCTGCTCGGGGGTCTGCGCCACGTCCTGGAGGATCGGCGCCATCGGGGTCAGCTCGGGCGCGCCCGGCTTCAAGTCCACGCCGTAGACCACGGTGTCCGGGCGGTCCGCGAGCTGGACCGCGATGGACCGGACCAGCGTGGACTTCCCGAACTTGGACGACCCGGCGACGAGGGTGTGGTTGTACGCGAGGTCCAGCCAGACCGGGTTCAGGAACCGGTCCACGCCCAACAGGATCGGGTCGGTGAACCGGGCCGCGGACTGCCGCTGGTACGGGACCACCGCGTCGAGCGGGTCGCCGTCGATGAACCGGGCCACGAGCTGGTTCGTCAGGGCCCCGTCGTCGAGGACGAACTCCCCGGCCACGCCCATCCCGCCGGCGACCTTGGGCCACGCGGACCGGAGGCGGGTCCGGTCCAGGTTCACCGGCAAGTCCAGGACGGCAGTCCACCCGGTTCGGGTCCGTTCCACGGTGCAGCCCAGCAGTTCAGCGGTGAACAGTTCGTGGACCACGGTCCGCAGTCTGGTCTCCTCGACGGTCCGCCCGGTCAGGTCCGGCCCGGCCTGGACCGGGGCGGGCTGGACCAGCTTGGTCAACTGGTGGTGCTTCATCCGCTGGCCGAGGAGCGCGGTGTCGAGGCGGGTCTGCTCCATGGCGAGCTTGATCTCGTCGTGCCGGGTGTGATGCCGGTACACGCCGCGCGCTGCTCCGGTGGCCGCGACGGCGACGAGCCACGCGTAGAGGCCCGCGCCGCCGCTGAGAGCGGTGGTGGCCCACGCCTGCCCGAACACCCCGCATGCTGCGCCGGCGGACCAGGACAGGGCGGTGTTCCACTTCTTCGAGAACGAGGCCAGCGACAGGCTGCCCGTGGCGACAGCGGCGGCGAACTCGGCGGCGGCTGCGCTGGTGCCGTACTGCCAGTCGGCGGCGAGCGCTGCGGCGGAGACGAGGCTGGGCAGGGCGAGGGAGACGGCGACGTCGACACGGCTGATCTTCAACGGGGGCTCCGGTCGGTGGGACGCGGCGGCCCCCACACGGAGTGGGGGCCGGGCCGGCGGACGGGTCAGCGGTACTGGTTGAGCAGGGCCTGTGCGGTGGTGAGTCGGCGGTAGGCGGTCGACTCGGAGACGCCGAGGATCTCCGCGGCCTTCGGCTTGGTGATGTGCTCGCCGAGCTTGAGGCGGCGCAGCAGTTCACTGACCTGGTCGTCGATCTGGACCGGCTGGTCCGGCCGGTTCACACTGGCCTGGACTGCCTGGACCGGTACGGGTTCAGGCGTGGGCTCGACTTGGTTCACCTGCTGGTCAGGACCCTGAACCGGGGTGGACTGCGCCGGGTCCACGACCTGGTCCACGACCGGTCGGGCCGGACCGCGCTGCGCCTCCAGGGCGAGGCGCAGCTTCACCGTGCGGTCCTCGGTCAGCGCGCGGTCCCGGTCTCCGAGGGCGAGGGCCTGCTCGGTCCCCGTCTGCTGCTGCCGGGCCCGGAGGTACGCCTCGTACTTCGGGTCGAGCTTGATCCGGATGGTGTGCATGCCGATCGCCCACACGCCCTTCGCCGCGGCGGAGACGAGGGCGCCGACGATGCCGACGAGGACCGCGTCGGCGCGAACTCCGTGGACGACGATCGCGGCCATCGACACGGCGAGCATCGCGAGGCCGGCCTTCTGCGGGACGGCGGCGCGGGTGCTGTCGTAGCGGAGGATCCACTCGGCGATCAGGCATGCGGCCCACCCTGCATCGAACACTCCGGCCACCAGGTACGCGGCCCAGGGCGGAGCGAGGAGGGTGAGCATGCCGCCGATGGAGACGGTGCCCCAGACGATGGCGCCCGCGGTCATGAGGATGGCGAAGGCGAAGAGGATGCGGCGGAGCGCGGCGTCGAGGTTGAACGGGAGCCGGATGACGGGGGTCGTGTCGGGGACGTCGTAGGCGACGTCGACTCCGTGGACGGTTTCGGTGATGCGGCGGGTGGGCCGGCGGAACGGGGCGGGCATGAGGGTGGCCTCCGGGCTCGGGTCAGGCGCGGGCGGTGGCGGGGGTGCGGCGGCGGGCGAGGGGTGTGTGCGCGTTGAGGAGGTGCCAGGCGGCGACGGCGGCGATGGCGATGAGTGCGGCGGGGGTGGCTGCCGTCCAGGCGAGGACGTCGAAGGCGAACGCGATGGTCGCGGCGATGCCGATGGCGTGGTGGAGGATCAGGGTGAGGGTGGCGATGAGGATCCATGCGCACTTCGGCATGACGGTCCTTCCGGTGGCGGGGTGGTGTGGTCGTTGGCCGGATCTCCAGGGCCCACGCATGGTGTCGTGGACCGAGGGCTACCGGTCAGCGGCGGAACGCGGCCTGGACCAGGGCGATGGCGTCGTCGGTGCGGTCGGTGACCTTGCCGGAGTCCAGGTCGTTGGCGCGGGCTTCCAGCCGGTCGGCGGTCGTGTCGTTGCCGCTGATGCGGTGGAGCAGCGCGGCCTCACGGTTCGCGTTGGCGGCCTGCTTGATGCGGTTGGACATGTGGTTCTCCTTGGGTGACGGTCGGGTGTGGCGCGTGCCGGGTGCCGCCTCCCCGGCCGGGGGAGGGTCGCGGGGAGGCGGCGGTCAGGGGTTACTGCTGC